GTCGCGCCGCCGCCTGGCAGTCCCAGGCCCGATGCCGCGTCGCGGGCGATCGAGCCGAGCAGGCCGAAGTCGTTCGGCATCAGCGGATAGGTCGCGTCGAGCGCGGGCGTCGCGGTCGAGGTCACGGCGAGGCCCTCGGCGATCTTCTCGCCGTAAACCTCATCGGCCGTGGGCGGAACCGGCACGGGCGCGGCGAACGCGGTGCCGTCATAGGTCCACCCTTGCTCGACGGCGAGACCGTCAGGAACCGGAACGAACTGAGCGGCGATCTCGGGATGAAAGCAGTCCTCGATCGGTATCTCGTCAGGAGGGGTAAACAGTTCGACGACCAGACCATTGACCACGCGCGCATAATTCATCGTTACCACTCCACGATCGCGAGGCCGGCGCTACCGGCGCCACCGCCGAACCCGGCGCCGCCGCCTCCCGAACCGCCGGCACCGTAGCCTGTGGCGTTACTGCCGGTGCCGGGCGTCTCCAGGCCACCGCCGCCGAAGCTGGATGATCCGCCCGTGCCGCCCAGCACCGCGCTCGCCATTCCCATTGATCCAGGCAACCCGGGCATTCCCGCCCCACTCAATCCGCTACCGGAGCCGCTTCCGCCAACCCCGCCCTGGTTGCCGGCGGCGCCCCCGCCAAACCCGCCGGTCGCGCTACACAACGCGCCGAATGACGTGGTTCCTCCGTTTGCTCCCGCGGTATTGGCGAGCGCCGCTCCCAGGCCGTTGGCGCCGATTGTTACCGAATAAACCGCGCCCGAGCTGACCACGAACCAGCCCTCGAACATTCCGCCAGCACCTCCGCCGCCCGCTGACTGAGGCGCGACGGACGACCCGCCGCCGCCGCCGCCGCCGCCCAGAACGCGGACACGTAGGCGCGTGACGCCGGTCGGGACGGTGAACGAACCAGTCGCGAAGAATACCAGAGCGCCATGTGGAATCGCGCCGCCCCGGATCGCGGCGAGAACCTGAGTAAAATTCGTGCCCGTGGTGTCGGGCGTGATCCCCGCCGCCGTCAGTAGCGCGAGTAATTCTTCTTGCAGCATGTTCAGCCACCAGTCGCGCACGATCGTCGGCGTGACGACGCCCGGAACCCCGCCGGTGAAGTACCCGACTGGCCCGGTTAGCGTTGGCGGCGCGGGCAGCGTCGTCGCGGCGGTCGCGTCATGGATGCGTTGCATCGCGTTCCCTACTCGTAAATCCAGATGATTTCGGTGTGCGCTGGCTTGATCGCCTCGAACATGCAGCGCAGCGTTTCGTCGCCGAACGTCGCGAGCGGATCGTTCGCGCTGCTCATCGAGGCGCGGAAGTATGTGACCGGCAGCGTCGAATGGACCGTGATCTGCCACGCGAACGCCCACTCGGGACCGTTCAGCGGCTGGCCCGCGCAGCCGCGCGAGGCGAAGAAAGGCGTGAATGTTTCAATACTGATCTCGTAACCGAGCGACGCCGCGATCTGGATGAAATAGTCCCGCGTCTGCCCGCCCCGCGCGACGAACTTCGCGCAGACCGCCGCCTGCCGCTGTTGCAGGGTCGAGAGCGGCGGCTGAACGCAAGGGTCGGGCAGGCCGAGTGTCGCCTCCCATTCCGGCAGGAGTTCGACCGTCGTACATGGGAAGGCGTCGGGGATCAGTTCGCCCGCGCGGGCGTCGAGCGCGGCCCAGGTCGGCATCAGCGTCAGCAGCTGCGCGGCCTGCGCGGTGCCCCAGCCGCGGTGCCAGACGCGGCCGCGCGGCAAGAGCCGCTCGAACTGCCATAGGTAGTCGATCGCGGAATGGAATGGGATCGGCATCAGGAAACCGTCAGCGTGCCCATGACGGGCAGCGCGTTCGCGGCGACGACGACCGGCGCGGCCGGCGCGGTCATGGTGAAGCGGTTGACCCCCGGCGTCGCGTTGATCGCTTCGTAAAGCTGCGACGGATAAACAGTGCCGCCGACCTCGGAGATCGCGAGGAACATATCGCCGAGCGAGGCGGTGATCGCGGCGCGAGTATCGGCGGTGTTCGGATCGAGGCCGGTCAGGATGACGTTGATCGCGGCGGGGACCGGCGCGGCGACATAGACCAGCACCGGGACCGGCTGCAGCGGCCAGATCGCTTCGGCGACGGCGAGTTGGTCGCCGGCCGCGGTCGGCCCGTTGGTTTCCTCGGCGGCGCAGCCGTCCGTACCCTGCGGGAAACCGCCGTGCGCGGCCTGGGCTTCGTCGAACATGACGAACACGACGACCGAGCCGACGCCGTAGCCGTTCGGCGCGATCCAGGCCCGCGTGCAGCCCGGTAACGCGGTCGCCCACTCGATGTAATCCGACTCGGACCCTCCCTGCGGCGGCGCGCGATAGGCGGCGAGCATCCGCGTTCGCAGCGAGTCGTCCGTTTCCTGATCGGCGCCGCCGGTCGTCGGGCCGACCGTCACGCCGCCGGCGTTGATCCCCGCGATCGGCGGGTCGAGCGCGATCGGCGTGCCGTCGTCGCAATCGGTCGCGGCGCCGTTGATCGCGGCGATCATGCCCACCGTCACGTCGCCGAACGTATCGACCGTGCCCTCGCTGGTGACGGTGTAGGGCGTGCCGTCAACGCGGGTCAGCGTCGCGCCGAGCGGAACGATCAGCCCCGTCGTGCCAGTGAACTTCGCGAAGCCGGACGCGGGCGTTGAGTCCTTGCGGAGTATGCCGATCAGCGCGGCCCAGGCCTCGAGGAACTCGTCGGTCGCGGTGAACGGGACGGCTTCGCGGGAAATCCAGTCGATGTAACCGTAAACGGAATAAGCCAGCCCGCTCATGCACCACGCCAGGACGCGGAGGACCGCGTTGCGAAGTAGGCCATCCAGCCCCGGAACCCCTGAGGTGGTGATGTCCTGTATCGCGGTGTTGCGGAGCGCGGTCAGCGTCGGTCGTGCGAACGGCATCGGATCACCTCACCATCGCGCGCTGGCGTTGCATCGCGGGCGGCGGCACCGCGACCGGCGACGGTAGCGCCGCGAGGCTCGACCACGCCCAACCGAACGTGAACCGGGTCAGCGAGCCATCCGGCTTGATGATCGCGAGGCCGATCCCGAGCATGGTCGAGCCCGCGCCGCCGAGCCAGGACGTGTTGCAGACGACTTCCTTCGCCACGCCGTCATCGACCAGCCATTGCAGCGCGTCGAGCGCATAGCGGCGCGCGATCGCCAGCGTGTCGCGGGTTTTCTTCGCGCGCTCCAACTGCCAGAGGTTCGAGCCGAGCGGCTGATCGTTGTACGGATCGGCCCACCAGCCGCGGCGGTCGCTCGATCCATCGGTCGGGACGAAGTCGGGCGTCGCCAACTTGTCGGTGAACAGCGAGACGAGGCACGCGGTCTCGAGGTCCTGGCCGGTCTGAAGGTCGCCGTCCGCAAGAGTCCAGTCGCCGCGCGCGTTGTTGTTGTCCCAGAGAATGTAAACGTCGCCCTGGCAATAAGCGGCCGGTAGCGGTCCATCGGCGGCGGGGACCGGCAGGCCGGCTTCCGCGATCCATCCGGTCATGTCGGCTGCGGCACGCCGGACAGGCCACCGCCCGGCTGCGTGTCCTTGTGGCGATGGTTGAGCACCGAGACGTGCGTGCTGTCGCAGCCGGCGACGATGTCGCCGGTGACCTCGAGGCGCGGCGTGACGACGCGGACCTTGGTCGGACAGGTGATTTCGACATTACCGCCGGCGGCGAGTTTGATGATGTTTCCGCTGTTGTCATAAAGCGCGACTTCGCCGGACTTCAGCGCCCGCAGCCGATACTGTTGATTGCCGGTCGCGATGATCACGCCCTTCGATCGGTCGCCCTCCGCGAATATCGCCATCGCGTCGGACCCCGGCATGGCGTGCGAGGCCAGCCCATAGATTTGCAGGACCGGCATCGCGTCGATCGTTTCAGGAGCGAAGCCGCGCACCTGGGCGCGGTGGATCGGGCCGGCGTCGTCGGTGGCGGTGATCTTGACCGGCATCACCGCCATCATCATCCGCCGATAAAGCCGGTTGACGCCGCTCATAGGTCGAGTTGATCCGGCCGCAGCAGGACGTGCCCCGGCGCGGGCGGGGGTTTCGCGTCGGCGTTCGGCTTGGTCGGATTGTTGGCGTTCACGCCCTCCTGGGTGACGAGATAGTTCAGCGTCGTCGGCTCGACGCTGAAGGCCTCCTTCGGCCAGAGCGACAGATGCGCGTGCTGCCCGCCTTCGTCGCGCAGATAGGTGACGGTGCCGATCAGCCAGTCGCGGTGCTTCAGCTTCAAGGCCTCGGCGTCGATCGGCGCGAGATAGTTCGGTGACCACAGTTTTCCGGCGCCGTCGCGCCATGCGTCGCACGTTACGCTGAAGTTGTAGCTTTGCCCTTTGCGCCGATTCATTTCCCACGCGGCGCGCTCGCCGGCGATCGGCCGCCCCATGTCGGTCTGTTCAGAGATGACAAACAGCTTGCGGAAGCGCGGGCTGCCATCCTTTCGTTTCAGAGCCGCGACCTCGTCATCGCGCACGATCTCGCCGACGCCCGGCATATTCACCCCGGCCTCGGTCCCGAGCGCCATCATCGAGATCATGTGGCCTTCATATTCGGAATAGCGCTGGTCCATGCTGAACATCACGTCGGCGGCTTCGACGTTGGCGCCGACCTTGAAGCCCGAGGCCATCGATTCCTTACCGACCTCCGAGAGCATGATCGCGCCATCCGGCAGGTCGTAAGCGATCAGCTTCGAGTACCGGGTGACGCGGTCGATGATTTCCCAGACCGTCTCCCCCAGGTTGATGTTGAACTGCGGCACCGGGTTTAACTTGCCGGTGAAGTTGGTCCGCACTTCGACGCCATAGGGTTTGGCGAGTTTCTTCGCGATCGAGATCGCGTCGCCGTTGAGGATTTGCAGCCCCTGCGTCGGCGTGCTGCCGGCGCTGGTGTTCTCGACGATCGCGGAACAATCGACGAGGTCCTCGGACATGCTGCGGCCCTCGACGCGGATCGTATGCTGCGCGGCGCTGACGCTCGACGTGTAGCGGTCAACGTAGCCGGTCAGCACGAGGTCGGCGCCGATCTTCACGGTACAGGGCTGGCCCGCCTGGACCGGCGTGTCGGCGGCGTTCGGGTATTTCTCGGTCAGTTCGATCGAGAAGCTGGCCGGGATCGCGGCGAGCGGGCGCGTGACCGAGATACGCTGCCAGCCGGTCAACGTCTGATTGCCGACCGTCAAAGTCAGAACGTCGGCGGCGCCTGGTGGCGGGGCACGCGGCGCGACGCCGTGCGCGATCGCGCCGGTCGCGTCGCTCATTGGTTCAAAGCCGGAAACGACGTCGGCATGAACAGCGGGTGCGGCGGATCGGCGCTGCCCACCAGCCCCGGCTCGCGCGGCGTGTCGGCGTACAGCGTCCAGGCCTCGGCGAGCGATGGCATCGGCGCCCGCGTCTCGATCTCGACCAGCCACGCGAGGTTGGCGCCGCGCACGGCGAGGTCCAGGGCGACGGCGGCGCGGAGGTCGCGAAGCGCCTGGTAGGTCGCGTCGAGCCCGGCGTCGCCGGCGCGGGTCGCCTCGGCGTCCAGGGCGCCGCAGACGACGGCGCGGACGGCGCAGGCGTCCTGATAGCTGGCCGGCAGGTATTCGGTCGAGGCGGTCGCCAGGGCGGCGCAGGCGGCGCAGCGGAGGTTGCTGGCGATCGCGTCCGCCGCGGCGCGGGCGTTGACGGCGAGCGGGCCGGTTCCGCCGATCGGCGGCGGCATCCATCCGGCGAGCGGCAGCAGCATCCGGATCGCGTCGGCGGGATCGTTGGCGGACGCGGCGAGCGCGGCGGCGAGTTGCACCCCGGCGGCGGCGAAGGCGTCGCTTTGAACGCTCACAGGAAACTCGCCAGCCGGGTCACCAGCGAGGCGGACGTGTTGACCAGCGTCCGCGCCGTCGTGGCGGCGCCGATCAGGCCCGAGACCGTCGCGTTGACGGTTTGCAGGCTCGACCGCTTGCCGGTCGCGTAGCGCCCGTAAAAGCCCACGAGGCCGCGCACGCTGTTGTATATCCGGCTGGCGTCGCCGACGACCGACATCGCGATCGCGCCGTAATGGCTGACCGTCTGCCACGCGGATTTCACCGCGCCGCCGATCCGCTGCAAGGTCGAGCCGAGATCGGACGCCGAGGCCGTCGTCAGCTTCGCCGCGGCGCCGGTCACCGCCTGCGTCGTCGCGACGCTCGCGCCGGGATAGAGCACGTCGCCGGCGACGATGAAGGTGAGGTTCAATTCGACGACGCGGCCCCGCTCGCGGCGATCCGCGCAGCCGAACTCCAACAGCACGCACTGGATCGAGCCGAGCGTCGGATGCACCAGCGTTCCGGCGCCGGGCTGTTCGGCGGCGCGCAGCATGGCGTCTCGCTGCGAATAGACATCGTCGCCGACCATGAACGCCTGGATCGAGAAGCGGCGCGGCAGCCGTCCAAGGTCCTCGGCCCAGGCCTCGTCGCGGTAGGGGTACTCGTGGATCGCGACGCGCCGGCCGGCGGCGGTGTCGCCGGCATCGAGCACGAAGCCGACGCCGCGCCACGATCCGGGTTGCAGCTGCTGGAACCAGGCGCCCGAACCCCAGGACAGGCCCGAGCCGTCGAACACCTGAGAGCCGCTGAAGGTCTGGCCGATCCGCGCGACATCGTTGACCAGCGCGCCGGTCGCCGAGACGACGCGGGTGACGCCCGAGATCGTGCCGCTGATCTGGCCGAGGATGCCGCTCATACCGAACCCAACTGCTGATACTCGACGCGCGGCGGCGCGACGTTGACGGCGCCCGAGCCGGTCGCGGTGACAGCGGCGTTCGGCGGCGGGTTTTTGTGCGTGATGTTGACATCGACCGAGCCGTTGACCGGCTTCGCCCCCGGCATGGTGACGGCCGGCGCGCGCGCCCTTGAGGATTCGAGCGCGCGACGCGCGGCCTCAATGCTCTCGATGCCGAAATGCCCCTGGTCGTTCGACCGCCACGAATTGCCCGACACGAACCCCCACCGCCGCGCGATCTCGTCCTCGATCCGAGGATCGAGCGAAACGCCGCGCTTGCTGCGAACGCCGCGCCCGATCTGATTGATGTCGATTGCCGCGCCGATCGGATGACCGCTCGCGTTGTTCGGACGCTCGCCGAGCGTGCCGCTGTCAGGCCCGATTTGTCCGCCGGCCTTCTCATAGTCGTTGATGAAGCCCTGGAAGTTTTGCGCGAAGCGCGCATCGACCTGAAACTTGCGACCGCTCGCCGAGGTGACGGTCGCGAGGCCGGTGCGGGCGATCGGCGTGCCCGCCGGCGCGTCGATGCCGCCCACGCCGCCGCCGCTGCCGGACGGCGGGACGCCGCCGACCTGCCCTGGAGCGCCCCCGGCGGGGCCGAAGCGATCGCCTGGCGTATAGGACGCGCGGGCCACCCCTGGCGCCGCTCCAACCCCGCCCGCGGCGCCGGCGCCGCCCGTATCGCGCAGGTGGTTGAATGCGTCCTCGAAGCCCGCCGAGATGGCGCGCGTCATGTCGAGCCAGAACTCCATCGGCTGGCGCGCGGCGACGGTGCCATACGAGGCTGGCGTCACGCCGCCGGGCAGGTAGCCGCCGCTCGATGACTGCGGCTGATAGCCGGGCCGGATGTTCGCGGGGCCGTTCTTCAATCGGTCGAACAGGTCGTTGAAAAAACCTTTGACCTCTGGCCGAAGTTCCGGCCCCGGCAACCCCTGACCCGGAATCACTGTCACGGGCTCATCATTTTTGGTTATCGGGCGCGTCAGGTCCGCGCCGCTCTTGATGTTTGACAGGCGATTCAGGACATCGGCGACATCGTTACCCTTATCCACCAGCCATTTGAGGTCATCGACGATTGCCTTGATGTTATCGCGCAGCGTTTTGATCGCGGCCTTGCCGCTCACGTCGCCCGAGATCGACTTCCACAACTCGCCGAAGGAATTCCCGATATCGTCCGCCGCGGCGAGAATATCGGGCGTGTTTTGATCGACGAAGTCAGAAAAACTGTTGAGCATCGGCGTGAAGTGTTCCGCCATCATCGCCGATATTCGCTGGCCCAGCCGGTCGAAACCGACGCCGAGACGACCTTGCGCCTCGCTGAATAATTGCAGGGACCGCTTCTGTTCGTCGGTGAGGTCCTTATAGCGCTCCATGTCGCGCATGTAGGGGGCGAGCCCGCCCTTGCTCGACTGGCGGAACGTCTCGACCAGCTTTTCGCCCCCGGCACCAAGCAGCGCGAGCGAAGCGGCGGAACGGTCGGCCGGGTTTTTCATCGCCGCGAGTTTCTGAAGCAACTCTGGCATCAGGCTTTCGGCGGTGCGTATCTGGCCACTCGCGTCGCGCAGATTGATGCCGAGTTGATTGGCCCATTGCCCCGTCAGGGCCATGCTCCCGCCGCCGATATTGAAGTCCGCGAGCGTGTCGTGCAGGCCCTTCAGACCCTCGCGCATGTCGCTCGCGTTGCCGCCGGCGAGGCGGGTCGCGTCCTCGAACTGCTGAAGTTTCTGCGTCGTGATGCCGATGTTGTCGGCGGCGGCGACGAGTTCGCGCGACCACGCGGCGTAACTCGACACCAGCTTGACCATGCCGGCGATCGAGGCGGCGCCCGTGATGGCGCCCATCGCGGGGATGATAGCGGTCAGCGAGCGCAGCACGGTACTCGCCGCCTTGCTGATCCACTCGAAGCCCGTCGCGACCTTGCGCAGCCCCGAGACATCGACGAAGCGCGTTACCTGCCGCGACAGCCGCTCCATCGGCGCGCGCATCTGCGCGATGCGCCGATTGATCGCGTCGATCTGCTTCGTTGCATTATCGACGACGGTGAAGGTGACGGCGTAGCCGGCCACGTCAGGTCATCCCCTGGCCGCTTCCTGCGCCTCGCGCTCGCGATCGGCGATACGATGCGACTGTTCCGCCCACCAGATCAACTGCGTCGCGGTCAGGCCCCAGGCGTCGTGCGGACCCCAGCCCCAGAAGCGCGTGAGGTCGGCGATCAGCTCTCGCCATCCTTGCGGGAAGGCGCGAGCAAGTCGGCCAAAAAATCGAACGCCTCGGTCAACTGCGAATGGCGCAGTTCGAGAATGACCTCGCGCGGCACCTGGGCGACGGCGGCGACCAGCGCGATCTGGTAGCGGCGCATCGTGTAGGCGGTCGGGTTCGCGGTGTTGAGTTCGATCTCGGCGCGTTCGAGTTGTTTCGCGGTCGGTTCCTCGAGGTGCAGCGACGTGAAGCGCTTTTTCTGGAACGTGATGTCGATGTCGAGGTCGAACGTGCGCGGAAGCGGTTCGTCCTCGCTGGCGTCGAACTCGCCGGTGATCGCGTCCATATCAGAACTCGCTCACGTCGATGCCGTCGAAGCGGACCTGAAACGTGCCCTCGGCGGCGCGGACCTCGAGGGCGGCGGTGTTCCAGAGGTTCGATCCGCCGACGACCTTGCCGTTCGCCAGCGTCACCATGACCTCGACGCAGCGCATGTCGTTGAAGTCGCCGACGCTGATGTCGCCGCTATCGCGCAGGGTCGCTTCGATGAAGCCCTGGATCGGGACCTCGCTGAAGCCGTGGACGGCGTCGAGGCCGACCAGCGTCTCGCGCTTCCAGCGCGCCGGCGACCATGTCACGTCGGATACGACCATGTAGGCGTTCCCATCAATTGTTAACCCAGTTATGCCAGCGAGACGTTCGCATGCCGCCATCACACGCTCCTATTGTACTTGCGCTGATTGTCAGCGCGCCACAGTGGTTGCACATTGGTATAGTGAAAACACAGACCAACTTGGTCTGGATCGGTCAGATCAAACGAACTGATCGGGCGGATTAAGTCGATCTCCCATCCGTCGAGGCCGCGATTATCCCAGGACATTCCAGGCAGGAATTGTGCCTCGATGTGTGCGCGCAATTCCCTTGGACTACATCCAAGAACCTTCGCGAGGGCGGAATCGGCCCTCCAATTCGCGGGGAGTCTTTTCCGGGTCGAAAGACCAGCGACGGCACGAGTGACCTTCGCGTGCCACGCATTGGCGATCCTGATCTGCGGATCAAGGCGCCGCTGGCGGTCTAGGTCGGGATTGTCACGGCGATATTGTCGTGCATATTCCGCGCCCTTTTCGGGGTTGGCCGCCCGCCACTGTCGATTTCGCTCCAGAACCTTTTCCGGTTCGGAAGCATACTGTTCGCGTCGTTTAGCCAATACCTCGGAGCGGCGGCGTTGATGGTATGCCGCATTGTAAGCGCGCCGCGCCTCCGGGTCCGCGTGTGGCATTGTTACGACTTCCTGAACTGCAGCAGGATCGCGATCTGCCGCAGCTGGTTCACGAGATCGACCGGCGCGAGGATTTTGACCAGGCCGTTGCCAGCGTCCTCGACGATAACCGCGCGAGCGAAGTCGCGGGCGTTCTGCACGTAGCCAGCCGCCTCGAGCGCGCGGTATTCGCTGATCACCGAGGCGCGGATCAGCGGCGCGTTGACGCAGTTCGACCCCGCCAGGATCGGCGTCTGATCCGAGACGAGTTTCTTGCGCGCGTAACGGGTCAGCAGGTAGTTCGAGAGATCGCGCGCGACGAACATCAGCCCATACATCGTTTCGACATCGAGGTAGCTGCTGTCGATCGCGCCGGCGGCGTTCTTCTGGTAGGTCGTCCGGCCGCGCTCGATGACGACGGTGTTCGCGTCCGATACGCGCGTCGTGCTCATGCCGTCATAGAGCAGCGTGTTCCGCTCGCCGAGCGTCCATTGCGAAGCCACGGGGGGCGCCTGCAGCGTCGTCGTGATGTATTGCAGCGGCAGGCCGGGATCCACCCGCAGGCTGGCGGCGGACGCGGCGCAATACTCGGTCGCCCAAATCCAGACCGGATCGGGCGAGCCGTTGAACGCCATGATCGACATGTGCTGATCGTTGCGCGCGGTGCCGAACGCGGTGCAGGCGCCGAGCGTGCCCCGGAACGCCGAGAAGGCGCCGCCGTAGATCATCTCCTGCCAGGACCAGCGGCCCACGTCATCGGCGAAGAACGATTGCAGCGCATTGAGCGAGGCGGTGTCGTTGTAGGGCGAGCAGATGAAGTCGTAAGGGCGGCTCGACAGGTTCGCGAGCCCGTTGGTCAGCAGTGGGTTCGACGTGCCGCCCGCCATCGGCGCGAAGGCGACCGTGACACCCGGCACCGGATACTCGCCGCCGGCGTTGCCGAGGTAGTTCGCCTGAAGCTGGATGTCGTTGCCGAGCAGGCCCTTATTGAGCGCGGTCAGGGTGACGACGCCGGCGACGGCGGCGGCAGTCACCGGCAAATCATCATCGGCGTTGATCGCGACGTTGATGTTCGGGCCGATGATCGCGGCGGTATCGCCCGTGCTGACGCCGACGCGCACGCGCTGCCCGCCGATGTAGAGGTTCAGCGTGCCCGAGGCCGTCGCGGTGCCCGTGACGGTGATCGTCCCCGTCGCGGCGGCGCCGGCCGCGGGATCGGCGACCGGCAGCAGCCACAGATCGCCGAACGGATCGCGCTGCAAATAGCGTTGCGCCATCGCTGCGAGGATCGAGCCCTGGCCGCACAGCGTTAGCACTTGCGCGAGGCTTTCGACCTGAACCGGGGTATCGACGACGGCGGTCCCGACGGTGGCCTTCTGGCCGATCAGCAGCGTGCTTTGGAGCGCGGTGCCGCTGTTCGCCTGCGACGGGTCCATCTCAACATAGACGCCGGGGACGCGGTTGCTGGTCGGATAATAGGTGAAATTGATCGCCATGGCTCAGGTCTCCTTCGGCGCGTCGGCGGCGGCGCGCGCGGGCGGGGATGGCGGCGGCGGCGGTTCCTCGACCGTCACGTCGCCGTCGCGGACGCGGCGGACCCAGAACGGGTCATCGTCGGGCACGTCGCGGCCCTCGGCGGGCAACAGCATCATGCTTCGCGGATCGCGCACCGCGCGGCCCTCGGCGGGGATCACTTTCATTGTGCGTTCTCCTTAGTTCCAGCCTAAGCCGCTGAATGGGTGCGCGCTGTCGGACGAGACGACGCTCACAGCGCCGGGTCCGGCGGCGAGCCTGTAGGTTTGCCCTGGCACGATGCACGTCAGGCTCCCGGCCGAGGTCGTGCCAACGGCCGGCGCGATTTCGTTGATGCACAGATTGACGGTTGCGACGTTCGGATTGAACAGCCAGCCGCCTTTGTTGCGATGGCCCGCCGCGAGCGCGGTCACCGCGACGCCGCCGGTTGTGACGGTCGCGACATCGAGCGGTACCAATGTCAGCGGCCCCGACACGGTGTAAACGGAGTCCGCCAACACGGACCACGGGGCCAGACACGCGGCGAACACGGCGGGCAACAGCAGCTTACGCATTGTCGCGATCCTCATTGATGCGGATAGACCACCAGATAGGCGTGTTGGAGCGTTAGCGTGTCGGTGCCGACCGCGAGTTGTCCGTTGATGTTGATGTAAGTGTCCTGCGTCGTGTCGGCGGTCAGTGCCGTGCCGATGTTCGTCCCAGCGGTGCCGAAGGGAGTTTGCCCGCCGGCGGCATACCAGGTCTGAGCGTTGGTCGCGTTATTCGCCCGGATAATCCAGCCAAGGGACGCGGATGTTGTCGTGGTCGCGACGGTCACGACGCCGGTCGAGCCTCCCACGATCGACGCCGCGCCTTGCGTGTAACGCACCAGCATCGACTTATTGTTGGAGCCGTTGGTGTAGGACCAAATGGTGAAAATCTCGACCGCGCCATTCTTGCCGATCGTGTTCGCGGGTATTTTGAGCGCCGCGAGATTTGTTTCGGCGGTCGTCCCGGTCAGCGAGACCGCTCCCGTCGTGGTCGCGATGTAAGGCGCCGTGCCGCCGGCGCCGCCGGCGCCCGGCAACGGTCCTGGCTGCGCGAGCGATTGCGTCGCGAACAGGAACGCGATCGCGGCGATCCGCGAGAACTTCATGCTAAGGCCCATCGAGGCGTGTCCATTCCACTGTGGCGACGATCCGCCAGATCGTTGCGTTCCCGGTTGGCGGCGTGAAGGTCAAATTGTAACCGGCGTTGACGGTGTCGGCGGTTTCAGAAATGACGATCCCGGCCGTCGTGCCGTTACTCTGCGTGATCGGCGTTCCCGGCTTGTAAAACAATCCGCTCGCGCCGACGCGCCAAATCAGGCCCAGCGGCTGCGTCCAGGCAAAGTAATTATTCCCGGCCTCATCCATCGCGACCAATTGCGCCTTGAGGGCGTTCACCTGGTTACTGAAAGTCAGATTGCAGACATTGCGAATATTTGGCGCGAAACCGTCGGCGGTCAGTCTGACCGGCGTCATGTCCGGGGTCGAAAGGGCGCGGAGTATCTGCCTGGTGTGTTGAGCGCGCCGTCCCTGGGATATGACGCCGCCCGCGTGCGTCGCGGCGGCGAACAGGTCCGCCGAAGCATTGTATCCCGTCGAGACGCTGTAACTGCCGAAGGCGAGGTTGTTGACGCCGTTGAGCACGGCGGCGCCGATGCCGGAGGCGGTGTTGCCGGAACCGCCTGTCACGACCGAGTCCCAGCCAGACGCGATGTTCCCAGACCCCCCACTGATCACGCTCATTAGGCCGCTGGCGACCTGGGTCGGATCATCGCGGCTAGCCTGCAGGTCAACCGCGCGAATGCCGCGATTGTTGCCGCCCAGGATGGTGTTGTCGGGAATGTGCGCGGACACCGCGTAGCCGGAAAACGGGTTGCTGCCGTCGCCGGCGAACGCCAGAGCCGGCGCGGCGTTATCGGCGCCGACGCGCACCGAGGCCCCCGCGCCGATGATCGGAAACGGGGCGCCGTTCTGCCGGTCGAGAAACTCTATGACGCAAGCCAGGGCGCCGCTGGTGAAGCCGCCGGTATCGGTGCCCGCGAACACCGAAGCCCCGCCCATGTGGAAGAATTTATGGAACCGCGCGCCGCCATTATGCGGGTCCAGGGTGCCGTTGCAGATCAGCACGTTGCCGGGGCCGGTCCCGATTTTTTGCGGCGTGATGTTCTGATGGAAATTGTGATCGCTATTGTTGCAGACAACGAAATGGCCGTTGTTGTAGACGCCCTGAAGGTCGTCGAACCAACAGAGCGAGGTGTTGCCCCAATGCGTGCCGCCGCCGCTGCCGACGACACCAGAGCCGCCGATCATGACCAGGGGCGCGGTGGCGGTCGCGGCGCCGGCCAAAGCATAACCGGCGAACCGGCAGCGAACGAATTG